CGCTGCCAGTGTGCTTCCTATCGCTTCGGCAGAGTTTGACGTAAACCCCTACCTTATCAACTGCAAGAACGGCACTTTCGACCTCGAAAAAATGGAGTTCCGGGAACATGACTGGAAAGACTTCCTGACTATGCAGACCAACTTCAACTACACCTTACAGGACGCACGGTGCCGCCGCTGGGAGAAGTTCGTTGCAGAGGTCACTTGTAATGACGAAGACAAGGCTGATTATCTTCAAAAGGCGCTGGGGTACTCCATGCTGGGTATGGCGAACGAGGAATGTATGTTCATTCTCCATGGCAAGACCACTCGCAACGGCAAGTCCACCATGCTCTCGGCAATTCACCACCTTCTCGGTGATTATGCTTCTGTATCCCCCGTGTCGATCATCTGCAAGGCAGAGCGCTCGAAGAACGCCGAAGCAGCGAACCCCATGCTGGCTTCCCTAAAAGGCAAGCGGTTCGTCACGATGGCAGAGAGTAATCAGTATGGCAAGCTGGACGAAGAAACGATTAAGCAGCTCACGGGCGGCGAGGAAATCAAAGCTCGGAACCTCTATGAGACTGCCACGACTTTTCTGCCGCAGTTCACCCTTTGGCTTTCCTGCAACGATCTTCCAACCGTCAGCGACAAGTCCTTGTTCGCTTCCGACCGTGTGCGGGTCATTGAGTTCAACCGTCACTTCACCGAAGCGGAACAGGACAAGAACCTGAAAAATGAGTTCCAGACACAGGAAGCTATGCAGGGCATTTTCGCTTGGCTGGTCGCCGGGTACTTCAAGTACAAGCGGTTCGGTCTGAAAATGTCCCCCTCCATGCGGAAGGTGGTCAATCAGTACGAGCGTGACAACGACTTGTGCCTGCAATTCCTTGAAGAACGCTGTGAGCAGGCCGAGGGAGTCAACACCCGCTCGAAGTCTCTGTTTGACGCTTACAAGATTTGGTGCAAGTCCAACGGGTACTTTGCCTGTTCCGCCAAACGGTTCAACGCCGACATGGAAACGCACCCTGAGTGGCACGGCGGCAAGGTCGTGTATCAGGGCTACCCCGTCTACAAGAACCTCAGACTGAAAGGAGCGTCTTAATGAACCGGTCATGTAATTCTATCCTCTGCCGTTTCGGTATCCACACAGCAGACCCGTATGTTCACATTCAGGTCAGGTGTCGGAATGGTTCTCACCGTTGGCAGAGCAATTATGAAGTCTGCAAGCGTTGTGGTAAGCGGCTGAGAAAAATCCGCATTACAAAGGAGCGTCCGTGATGAAGTGGAAAAGGATTAAGTGTTTCCTGACTGGCGGACACCGCCTGTACGATAAGAACCTTCAAACCATTCATGACACAAATGGGTATCACTTCATTAACTACTGCGTGAAGTGCGGTAAGGTGTTCGCTGCGTTCATGGCAGAAGCTGAACTGAATGGCCTGATCGACCGAGATATTGAGCAGTTCAGAAAGGAGAGATTGTATGATCGCAACGACTGAGGAACAACGCCTACTGGAAAAGTGGCAGAAGAAGCTATGTTTGCAGGAGTGGCGCATAAAGCTCGTCACTCACCTTCGCCCCGAAGAAATGTCCGTCAATAATGCGACTGGGTGTACGGAATGGTCGGAGTCCATCAAGACCGCTCGTATCGAGATCATCAACCCTGCCTGCTATGGCGACCGCATTGTACCGTTCAACTTTGAAAAGACACTGGTGCATGAGCTGTTGCACCTGAAATTCTCTTTCTGGTGTCAGGACGAGTACAGCGTAGCTGACAGGCTTATGCACCAGTACATTGACGATCTCGCAAGAGCTTTGACGGAAGGGGACAGCGATGATGAAGCCTGAATACTGCCCCGATTATGTGGGCGTTGCCTGCGTTGATGGCACTTGCCCTGTTGCCAACTGTGAAGAATATGCTGAGCGGTGTATGCCTGTCATTTCCTGCTGCCGGGACTGCTTCTATTATAAGGGCTGTGAAGACTGTGCAATCTCTGACGATTGTGACCGAATGGAGGATAAACATGAGTAAAAAATGTGTATGCGGTAACGAAATGTTCACCGTCTTCATGTGTCGTAAGTGCGAACACCTTCTGTATGTCGAGGAAGACGAGGACTTTCCTCAGAAGCTCGGAAAAATCGCCGCAAAATCCTGTCCCTGTTGCGGAGAACAGGAAGAAGGTCTGTGGAGACTTCTCGGTCGAGCGGAAGGGTTCGAGGGAACCGTGTTCACGGAGGAAAGTGATGAAGACTGAGAAAAAGAACCTCCGCCGTATTTCCATCGTAGTCACGGCACAGACCAAGGGAAATCTTGAGCGGCTGGCGGCGGTCTGCGGGTATTCAGAGATCGGTCGGGTGGTTGACAAACTCACCCGTGAAAAGATGATCTCCCTCCACGACTTTGAAAGAAAGGAGAAGTACCATGAATGATGTAATGGAACAAATCAAAACGCTTTCTGCCACCTTGGACGAGGAAACCACCCGCTTTAACCCTACCGGCAGACTGCTGTTGCTGGGTTCCTACGAAAGCGTATTTCTGAAAGCGGTCAAGCGCAAGGCCGACCTGTTGGGTATTGACTGTGACCTCACTCAATACCCCTGCCCTCCGTACAAGGCCGTGGTAGTGGACAGAGAAACCGTCCCGTCTGACATTAAGCTCACCGCCGAGGTTGACATTGACCACTCCTACTCACAGGGAATGTCATCGGTGTCTCAGGCAACTTTGGCGCTCCTGCTGGCATTGGACTTGGTTCACGCTAAGGACATTACCATTGTAGGCCGGGGTCATGCCGTTCAGAACTTGGCAAAGTACCTCACCCTCGGTAACGCAACTGTGACGGTAGCGCACTCCAAAACCAA